TGGATCATAAAGCGTAAATCCGCCAGAAACAAGAGTATCCCCATAAAGAATTGCACTAGCAGCTCCTTTAAAAGTGACTATCGCTGTTCCCGCTGCCATACCTCTTTGCCAGAAAAATTCCATGCCATTTGAAGCATTCGCCGTACCATTAAAATATGCGCCTGTGGTTCCAACTGTGCCATATTGAGTATAGTTTCTTACTATCATCCAATCTGCATTTGCAGGTATTTGTACGATAGTCGGATTAGCCTGTGCGTCTTCGACGTTACCTGGATTTGGATTTGCCAACCCAGTAAAGTTAGAAAAAAATGAGCCTTGTTGAAGAATAGTTCCGTCCATAATCTCTCCTTTATTAAGCTAATGTTGCGCGTAAGTTTATTACCCACAAGTCATTAGTGATCCGTGGAACTTCAGCAAATTTATAGCCTACCGAAGCATTCAGCGCCAATGGGCCATCATATATTGGAGGTCTATATCAATCTGTTACTTTTGTGACCTATTTCTAGGCGGGGACTTTCTCTACTTATCCCTCACTGTGTTTCCACAATGTTCAGAGCACCGCATCTCACAGGAATGTGAGTCTTCTCGCTTGCTACGTTCAGGCTGATTAGGAAAATTGTTAATCATAATCTTGCCCCTTGTTACCTTCGTCTTTACGCTAAGGCTTCCAAGTCAATCAGAGAAGATTTAACGTTCACATATTTGTCTATGAACGAAGCAGAATATCCATCCTGCTCAATACATGCATATGCTTCCATACCAACACAGAAAATGTTGAATACGTTGGCACCATTGTTTGATGCATTGGCAGCAAATGATCCAATGGAACTGATCAAGAATCTAAGGTTACCAATAGCACCCCATTCTGAGCGCAGTGCATTCATAGGAGCTGGATATTGGTTCTTTTGTATGAATCCGTTTACAGCATCCAAGTTGCCCGTTAATTGTGTTGAGCATAATGCAAAATATGCATCACGAACTGGAGCGGTACCGAACTTATCTTCACCCTCGATATTATCCATGATGGTGTACGCATTGTTATTCAACAATGTACGAACAACAGCATCAACATCGGTACGGGTAATTTCGGTTGGATTATCTCCGTTAACTCCGCCAACGCAGTTAATAAAGCCGGCGGTAGCAGCTAGCATGTCACGGGTTAGCTGATCTTCTGTTTGTCTCAAACTAACGCCAAGCCGCGCTGCACACTCATTTAGAACAGGGTCCTGATTCTGAAGTGTGACCTGCTCGTTCAATTGAACGTATGTGCCATAGAAAGAGATCTGTGCATCGATATCTACAGCGGTTAGGTTTTGGGCTGGGGGTGTTATACCCGAATTGCCCAATGGTACCATAGCCGTGTTTAATGGATTGTATCTACGCATACGAAGTGTATTACCACCGTTACGAGGCATATTCTTCTTCATCGCTGGGATCTTCAGTTCTGTTACTTTTTGACCATTTCTGGCGGTTGGTCTTGTTAATCCCAACTCCCTATGTCTCCATAAGGCCCCGACTGTCGCATCCCTATAAGGGTTCTCTCGCTCAGTCTGTTACGGTGCTATTCGCTTCCGCAGTGTCACGCTCGACTAAACGTTAGCGCTTCCACCTCAATCAGAGAGAATTTTAAATCCACTTGACAATTGTTAATGGATCATGTTTGGCACAGGTACACTTAGTAATTTATAACTAAATGACTGTTGCACTGGCGATGGAAGAATCGATGTAGTAGTTATAGCCATGTTGGCTCCTTAACTAAAAAACGATTAGGGTATGTGTTTGTAAGCTCGGTCGAGACTTGCAAGACGCCGATTGTGGATGCGGAGGGGGTCGAGACTCCTAGTTACGCCCATTATGTGCATGAGAGCGACTCATACGTTTACGCTTAATTGGATAGTATGATTAATAAAATATTTATGCAAGATCTATTTCATATAATGCTTCTCTGTATTAACGGAAAAATTCCTGTTACGAAATCTTGCGCAGAAAGCCCACTCAACAACTTTAGTTGTGGGATGAATGCGCTAAAAACCTTGATAAATCCAACATAAACTGATAATCTTCTAATATCAAATTCATGACCCGTAAGAAGGCAGTCTTTGATAACAACAAGAAAACTATCAATATATTGTTGGGGCGTCAACAATTGGGCTAGGAGATGTAAGGCCATTTGAAATGGCTATCTCTGTCTGAATCCAGAATCCCACAAGCTTTAGCTGTGAGAGTACGTCAATGTTGAACTGTAATAAACGAAAAGATATTTGTGGATAATCTTGTTAAAAATAATACCAATCAAAGTAGTGAAGGTATTTCCTACCTTGCAGGAGTCGTCGATGAAGAAGGTTGTTTCTATATCGGACGAGTTACACGGGAAAAATATGGAAACGGTTTCCAATGGCATTGTATGCTGAAGTTCACTAGGAGTGATGAGGAACTTATTTCGTGGCTGAAGAAAACCTTTGGAGAGTCTAAAGGTCATCACTAATCATTTTCTTGCCCCTTGTCACCGAAAAACTTATGGTTTCATTTCAAAGTGATTTCCATCTACATTCTGGTGGGGGCGGAGGGTTGAAGGAGCCCAGTCTCCACCCCAGTCATTATTTTCGTCCAACGATTTCCAATATTCACCGAAGATCTTATAATCTGAACTGTCTGGAAGATATACTCCCTCATGATTAATCAAATTGAGATCTATAGCCAATCTTTGACAATGAAGGGAATCAACTATGCCTTTACCCTGCTGAGCATATAATTTTGCTTGGTCGGGAGTTCTGAATGCTTCACCTAACGTTACTGAGTATCCCTTGGAATGAATATACTGCAAGAGCAACGCTACGTTTTGTGCGAACAGTGCTTGTTTTTGCCATAATTCCATGATGTCCCTTTAGTGTCATAAGAATGCCATAATAATGTCGTATTATCGCGATCTATATTGATTCATTTCTTTAATCATCTGAGCCTTGAGTTCATCAGTCAATTTACCATTAGCGAATGCATTTGCCTTTGATAATGGGCTATCGCCTTGTTGGGGATTAATAGATGCCAATGGTTTAGGTTTTGCTGCATTCTTTTGTATTGATGCCTTTTCTTCTACGTACTTATCTTCATCTTCACCAATCCCAAGCTTCTTGATCATGGTATAGGCGGATACTGCCTTAGCATATAGATCGGGATTTGAATTCAGTGATTGGGCTATCTCGGGATATGCCATGCGTAATGACTCTAAATTCTCTTTACATACGATCTTATCAAAGTCTGGATATTGGTACTTAATTCTGGCTTCTGTAGCGTTCTCAACTGATTGTCGTTCGTATTGTTTAACTTGTTGTTCAAGTTTCTTAATATGTTTCGTTACTTTGGATAAATGTTTTCCCTCAACCAAGGCATCTGCATCAATTGATACTTCTTCTTCTGGTTCTTCTTGGACGGCAGGTTGTTTTTGTGATTGCATGGCCATCATTGCCGCCTCAAGTTCTTGTGCTCTTCTTTCTGCGACCAGCGCTTTCTCCTTCATGGCTCTGAAGTTCATTGCCTGGTGAGATTCGCGTGCTGGTTTTTCGGGGTTGTTTTGTGGTTGTTTTGTTGATAATTCGGGGTTGGTTTCAACTTCAGGTGTAGCCTCTTCGGTTTGGTTTTCAACCAAAGGCTCTTCATGTGTGGGTTGATTTTCAACCACTGCCTCAAGGGGCGCTGGTTGCTCTTCGAACTTTGGTTCGGGCTGCCTTATAGGAATACCATTCACATCATATTTCATTTCGAATGCCATTAATTTCCTTTTTATTGTAAACCGAAACCTTCATCGACCAAACCTTTGATGAAATTATATGAGACATCTCCTTGATTCTCTTTTATGCAAGATCCACATATAATATTTTCATTTTTGAGGCCGATTCTTACAATTCTGTTACCTGGTATTTCTCTGCTGCATTCGCAACATAATATCGTCTTATCTGTGTTCATTGATTTTCCAATTCAATAGATTCTAGTTTTTCACCATTCAATTCTTTTGCCAGTGTTGCCAGCGTTTCATCACTGAAAGCTCTTACATATTTGAGTAACTCTCGTTCTTCGGGTGCAACATACCGCGAATTTTGCAATAAATACAAGCTGGCGTCCCGGGACGGGATAACCCACATAAACACCAATGAGTCACCTTTGCGTTTATATTTGTAGACTGTTTGATCGTAATCGGGAGTGGGGCAACTGAGTCTGCCAAAGAAATAATTACGGAATACATTGGGCATCAGCTTTTCATTCTTGGTGATGACTACCACGTAAAAATCATCGGGGAATTCTTTCTTACTGCGTGCCACACAATCCCACACATTCTTTTCATACTCGGTCAGATTCTCCTGCATCTGTTCGATGGGTGATCGTGTATCGGGTGTTTTTACTATGAGGTCTGATGATACTTTTCCAACTGTTTCTCGGGTCATTTAGTTCCTACCAAAAGTATGGGGTGCGTTTTTTTATGGTATAGACGCCGCCAACATACAAAAAAAACCCCCACATAGACAAGCTACATAGGGGATATGAAAAAGGCTTCGCCAACATACAAAAAAATCCCCCACATAGGCAAGCTATATAGGGGACATGAAGGAGGTCTCTCTCTCTTTTATTTTTTCTTGCGCTTCTTTTTAGATTGGCCGCTTTCGCTGAGACTTATAGCAATCGCTTGTTTAGGGCTTGTTACAATTGGTCCCTTTTTAGATCCAGAATGTAACTTTCCTTCTTCGAACTTATCCATCTCGCGCTTCATAACGGCGCGCTTTTTCTTTTTGGGCGCTGATTTTTTTAGCTTGGGCATGATTACGCCTTCTTACATTTGCACATAGCTTTTTTGCATTTTTGGCACATTTTTTTCATGGTATATCCTTTATTTTTTGTGTCTCATTTTACTCAAAGTAACAGCAAGCCGAGCCCTTTTGCCTTCTTTTCCAGGAGCCTTAGCAGCCTTGGCCAACTTCCCTCTAGGAATCTTCTTGCCTTTTTTAACATGCAATTCCTTTCGTAAAGCCCCAGGATGCTCAATAGCCTTAGATATCCAAAATTCTTTTTTCTTAGCAGCCATAGCAATAACCTTTCTTTAGCTGTTGGAGCTATTAGAGTTGGTAGAACTGGGTGTTTTAATGGGTATTTCTGAAGCTATAGCCTCGGCAATCTCAACAGCTCCTGCGACGGGACTTACTGTTCCCATTGCAATACCAGAACCAAGCTTAACCAGATTCTCAACCAACGATGCAAAGTGCTGGACATTGTCTGCGGTGACATGGGAGGCAATTTTTTGAAGAAAGTTTTCAAATCCGTTCATACAATCCCTTTATGGTCTTCCAGGTACACAGGCCATTCCTGGGCACCTGGAAGTAGTTTAGCGAACTCGTGAGGTCTCGTGATATCGCAATTGCTGCTCAATCTTTTTATCACGAGCATTCTGTTTGTTGTACTGATTTGGGGGCGTACCCAATATCTTGTACGCAATAGTAGTTGCTTTGCCTTTAGGCCTTAGTGCAGTTGGCATCATTAATCCCACATCGGTAGAAAGTATCCACCATCTTTAGGGAATTCATGATGCTGCGCCTTGCGGGGCAAATTAGCAACCGCAGAATGATCTTCTGATATCATGTTGAAATCCCTGCGCTCTTGATTTCTGCGGGGATCTTGATTATCAGATTTAATCTTTCCAGCTCGCTCGAATGACATCTTGATTACTTGTTCTTCCATCAGCACTCCTTAGTACTTATGAGGAACGTTATGAGCAGAGCGCTTGGAATCATCAGCACCCATTTGTCTATTAACACCAGATATAGTGTCATCTAATCCTTCTGGAAGGTATGAACCCATAGATGGCCATGGTTTAATCATGACTTCTTGAGGCATATTTGCTATCGCTGCATGGTTTTCACGGATCATGCCCGCATCTTGCATCTCTTGTGTGCGGCGACTTTCGTGGCCTTCATAATGACCGTCGTGTGATGCTCCATGATGTGGTCGTTCGTGGTGATGTCTTTTTGCCATGGTTAGGCTTCCTTTATAGTAACTGTAGTCCTTACACTACAAGGTTGTACCTCTAACTATTAGAGTCTCAAACATTTTATTAGCATACTTACTGCCCTGGTTGCAATGGTTGATTTTCAGGTTGTTGTTGGGGTTGTAGAGCAGGTTGAGCAGAGGCTTGTTGAGCAAGTGAACTCTGAGTGGATTTCACTGCCTGATCTTCTTTCTCGGTCACTGAAGTTGCATCTTGCGCCTTAAGCATCTGTGATAAGGTAATCAACTTCTCAAGATGAGTGATATCAAGTTCTTCGAGTTCTTTGAGTGCTCTGACTTTATCCAAGAGGCCAGAATCTTCATCACGAATCGCTTGAGCGCGCCGTTCAACTGCCAACGCTTGATTCTCTTCAACACGAGATATTCTTTCCAACCCAAGGCCTTGATCGGCGGCAGCTCGTGCGCGGGCAAGTTCAGCTTGGGCAGATTGTAGATCCATCTGTTGCTGCATTTGTTGTTGTTGTATCTGTTGTTGTTGTTGTTTAGCTTGTTCAATAGATTCAATAAGTTCCTTTTTGTTCTGCATGGTCGATGCATTGAGCAATACTTCTTCCGGTATAGGAACGCCTGCTTCGCGCAACTGTAACAATTGGGCAAACTGCATATTCTTCTGAGTGGCTGTATTGAGTCCTTCAGTCACTACCGAGTGATACGTGCCGAATGCCTTGTTATAGAATTGTGCAGTTGGTTCAGCCCCTTCCAGAATCTTCTTAATCTTACCGGGTGTGAAATTAGTCTGGATATTGTCCAATATAAGATCACCAAGCAGCTTATGCGCATAATCCAGGTTATCGAATAGTATTTGTAAGGTAGTCAGCCCAGCGCCTTGCCTCAACATGGATAATACGCCTGCTTTGTCATCATTAGCTGAACCCAATAACTCTTCATTAACACCAGATATTTGAGCAATCTCTTCACCAAGCATTTTGGACAATTCAATCATTGACGCGGGAACACCAGGTGGAATAATCTGTTCCACGTCAGTCATCTGCGCATCTTCCTTCAGTGCCACCCCACGTCCTTGACCTGACAGGAATACATCTTTGGGATTTACTAATGCATTCTCTTTGTATTTCCAGCCAGAATTGACTTGAGATTCCAAGATATCAAGCTCGATCACCTTGCGCCTATTGTATAAATACTGGCTGTCACGAAGCCCGCGAACTACGCCTTGGATGCGCCACGGATAATACGGCATCTGGGGATTGTAATAAGAAAATACCGGCACGAATGGGTATTTATCGGTGCCATTGGGTTGCGGTCCATCAAAGAAGCACTTCCCTTGGATAACGATAGCCAGTTTAACAGTCGGTATTTCAGATTCAATCATGGTTACTTGGGGATATGTCTTTAAGAATATCTTCAGCTTCTCTTCATCTTGTGAGCGCCATTCTTGGACTTCACCAGTTTCAGCATCAACCAATAGTTGTTGTTTGCGGTAGTCTCGGTAATAGAACTCGTCATAGGTAAGCAAATTTGTATATGATACCGCATACGATTCAGGCATGAATTGGAACTTGCTGTCGCGCCCAGCTTGGGATTCATTGCCTTGTAATCCAAGTATTTCTTCTGCATGATCAGGCATAAGCGATATCGCTTCACGCTTGGTTATGAAGGACCGTTTCCATATTCCGTTGCAGTCACTAAGGTCAGGTTTGCGAAAGAAGGGATCAATCAGGAATGAATTGTACGAGCAGTTATCAACGCGTATATCACCACTAACAGGATCAGATCGATAATCAAGCCATACATGGAGCAAATTCATGCCGGTTACCAAAGAGCCGTGGAATGCATCAGATATGGTATGCAGAACGCCCTCGGTATTATTCAGCCAAACCATTATCTTGGTGAATTGGTCTGCCGTCTCATTGTCCGCATTCAGTACTCCTTCAACGATGATAGATTTGCGGTTGTTCCGTTGGTGACCGTCTATCATGTTAATAGTTCTACGAATACGATTGAAATTGAACTGCGTGCGACGATTGACTGGTAGGTTGCCATATATATCAGCCCACAGCGTCTGATCGCCTGCCTCGAATCTGGTGTCGAGATCTGCCTCGGACCAGAACGATTGGTTCAGCGTTATTCCCTCGGCATAGAATGCTTCCATCTTGCTCAGAATGCCGCGGTGTTTTTCATCATAATATTGTGGGCCCAATTGGGGAAATATCATGTACAATTCTCCTTTAATGATTAGTCTGCCAGGGTCTACTTGGTAGACTTACCATATCGAAAGAGAATCAAGCAACAATATCAGCCAGATGGTTTACTCTTGGTTTGTTTCAGTAAGTTCTTGCGTATGAACGTTTGTGTCCACTCAATAAGACATTCATCATCTTCATGAGGAACTGCCATCAAGAGATCGAGAAGCTCTTTGAACTGTTCGGCTATAGCAGATAATGCAAAAGCTTTTTCGTCTTCGGGCACTGAACTATCGAAATTAATCATCTCAGCGGTATCTGCTAGCATTTCAATTTGATTAACAGCCCAATAAGATACGTGGTCTTCTAGTTGTGTCAGTGTTAAGGGTTTTTTGTTGCGTACCACTTGATTGAATCCTTTTTCTCTTGGACAGAGTAAAAAAAAAATAAAGCTATAAACACTAAGGCGGCTGTGATAGCCATAACACTATACGTTCTCATTACTACACCTTTGCTTCTTGCATTGATAACAAATGGGCTCAATTTCCTCGTACACCAGGTATGTCTCCAGGGGCCCATCTTGAGTCAGTTTGTTTATACCACTAGAATCGGGATTTGTTAACTCGTGAACAGTAACTTTCTTTTTCTTGTATTGGGGGATCATGAAACCAGAACATTTTTCCATTGACGATACCCATCAGTTTGATAAAATTAAAGAACATGAAACTTTGCACGCTCATGTGTTTTCAGTAGTGGAACATGACCCTCACATCATGTTCCATTTTATCTTAAAAAACATTTCTCGCTGTAACTATTATGGCAATGTTTACATAATGTCTATTATTGGACAAGATTTTCTCCCAAAAATAACACATCAAATAGAATTAATGGTCTTTTGGTGTTGTTCAATTAACCTCTTCATTTCTTCGCATTTTTTATCAAGAGATTTTCTCAACTTTTCCAATTCTTTCTGCAGACAAAAGATGCACTCTTCAATAAGAACTTGGTGGATACAATATTTTTTCTTGAATATGTCTTTCATCATATATCCTCTCTAAAGAATCCACTTGATTGCCTTCCTCCGTACATCGCCGCTTGATATCTCTTTTCCAGATCTTCAGCCGAAAGTCCATCGCGTGTCTTTGGTAGCGATATAGCCAGATACCGCATCGCGTCTGCGAAATGTGATGACCAATCATGGAGTGGTATTGGTTTATACACTTTCTTCTTAATATCGTATTCTTGGCGGTAATTTTCCATTGCCTTGATAAAGGGAGCACATGCCTTCTCATCAATCCAGACTTTGGATAAGCACGAGCGTACGGCCTCTATGCCATCGTAGATGCCCACATCCGGCGCAACAGTGAATGATATGCCCAGCTGCTTAGCCTTCTCAATGCGTGTCATGCCAGTCCCAAACTCAAGAACTCGGATATCAAAAGGGGCTATATGTTTGCCATATATATAACCTTTGGATTGTAACACTTTAACATAATGTTCCAGGCCAACTTTTGAGTTCTCATAGCAGTCAAATATACGCACGGTGGTTCCTACGGCTTGAAAGAACAGTATCGAAGTCGAATCACGGACCCCGATATCCCAGGAAGTATGGACCTTGAATCCCTCCTCATAAGGTACGGAGCCAATTTGGCCCTTGAGGCGCATGTTATCAATATACTTGGCATAGAATGAACCTTCGATGCCCATATCGAACGATGTATACCATTCCTGGTATACGAGATCTTGCGAGATGAGTCCTTCGGCAAGATCTTTTTCAATCTCAGCAAGGGGAACATGATTGGTATCATCAAGAGTCAGTTTAGATACGAACCAATCGGGCGAATGGGAAGCAATCTGGTACATCGAAAAAAAATGGTTGTGGCCACGCGGTGTTGATTCAAAAATAACCCACCCGTTATTACATGCGATTATAGGCCGCAAGAATGTATATGCATTAGGTGACTGTAGTGCATATTCAGAAAAGCAAATACCACGGGGATTCGTTCCCACCAGTGAGTCAATGTTGTCAGAGCCAACTATTTGGATCAGCGATTCATTGGCAAGCTTAATCTTGAGTTCTTGTGAGTTAGTAGATTTAACCAGCTCACGAGGTATATAATCCAGAAAGCGTTTACCGTCGTTAGTTATGCTGTCATAAATAACTTTCTTACCTTGTGAGTAGGTGGGAAATACATAATAATAAACGCCCACATCACGCAGTGCAGCTCGCAATATCAGATTGAATGAACATATATCTTTGCCCGCTCGACGTGGCCAGCAGATAAAGAACTTCTTAAACTGTTGTTCGTCGAATGCTTTGCAAAAGGGAAGCTGGTAATCACGTGGTTTGAAGGTGTCTAGTCGTATACGGGTTTCAACGTTCATAATCATCCAGTCCAAAAATCAATATAGCAATAAGTGATACAATCCCAATCCATAATAACCATGCAAATGGATCGTTTATCATTTCTTTGCTTTCGATGGCAATTCGGGGAACTTCTCCATCTCAACAACGGTTACCCCACCAGCCGAAGCAACTTGTTCACGTAAGCTTGCGTCATGTTGTTTAGCTTTCTCGAAGTCCTCAGAATAGGTATGCAATAGGAATCGGGTTGCATTCCAGTCAGCTTTCTTATCAACGGCGTTTGACCATAGACGTTCGCCGAGGCGTTGCTGTGCTTTCTCGTGTTCTTCTTTAAAGTGTGGGTGTCTTTCCAATAATCGCCAGTATGATTTACGAGATATACCAAGTGAATAGATAAACTCAGTCATGGTCTTTGCTTCGGGGTGTTCTTGAACCCACGTAGACAAGCGCTCTGTCCACTTCTCGATCATGGCTTGTGAGATTGGGATGGTTCTCCAAGAGTATATATTCTCGTCCGAACCAACAACAGGGGCTCGTTTTGCTTTTTCCCGTTTCTTAGTGTTATTTTCAGATACTTTTTTTTTGTTATTCGTATTCTTCTTTACCATTAATCTCCGTGAATGTTACTTCAGTTTTGCCCACTTCGTACCATATCTTCTTAGCATGGATCATAGATATTTGTGAATCATCTGCATATACAATCTCATTGCATACATCAAGGATGTATTTTATCAAATTGTCAATATCGGGCTTATACGGATGCCATGTATAACGCAATTTGTCGCGTCCTTTTTCTGCCACACTTTTGCATATGGGCATAAAGAACACGATATCAGCGCGTAATGTTCCCGGAAGATAGGGATGCAATCCGTGTTGTCTTTTAATCTGTATGCCATCAAGAAACTTCTGGTTACGTTGGGGGTCGACGATATGTCCCTTATAAAAGCGTGGCCGTTGTAAAGGAATCGGTCTGCCATGTAGAATATATTTCATACGACGTATACTTTCGCGTTATGTAAACAAATTTCCAAACATTATGCGACATTGACCTGCCTTATACATACCATTCTGAGATTAAAATTCAAGTGTTACTGGGGTATTATATTTCTTTTATTCAGCCATTGGCTGAACTGGTTAAAGAAAAGTTCGCGACATTCAAAGCACAGCTCGTGAGTCCGTGCGCTATAATCTTTAATATTTGAGTGGTAATCAGTGGCAACGCGGAGTGGGTGTAACTGAGTTAGAGATTCTTTGAGGCATTTGTCGCAATAGTATTTGATCATGAAATATCCCGGTTTAAAATGGTGTTGTTGGTTGTAATGATAATAAATAATTTCTGAGTTGGTGCCCTACTGCATCGGGGCCAAATAGTTGATATAGATCATTGAAGTCAGTGGCATCATGTTTTTCCCCTTCCAGCATGTCAAATGAGGGAAAGATGACGCCACAGCCATATTTCTCTGCGGCTTCGTGTGCCTTGCGGCGCCCAACTTCGTCATTATCACCCGCAATAATAATCTTTATGCGTGGATATGCCATAGTTATATTTTCTATCACGGGTCCAATATTGCCCGCATCGAAGGCAACAATAGTTGTTATGCCACTTCCTTCATATACGCTTACGCCGGTAGCATATCCCTCGGTAACAAATATAAGCTCGTCATGCAATGTTAAACGGTGTATTGGATGAAAGTTGCCACGCTTTTCTGCCCCAAGGTGAAATTTCTTGAACGAGGTGCCGTTCTTATCGCACGATATATATTGGAATGTGCGTAGCTCATATTTGGTGTTCTGTACGGGTACAATCATTGCGGGGAATCCCCGGGGACACTTGCCGTATTTAACATTAAATGTCTGAAGATCAAGGCCCTTGAGGCGCGCGTATCGCGTATACTCATCGGTCGGAGGCTTTTCCAAGAATACATACTTCCATAATTGGTATGCCGTGCAAGCAGCCATATCATACAGGCGTTTGGTTTCTTGCTCGATCTTGTCTCGTTGTTTTTTTAACACGCACGCAAAGTCTTTCACCTCGCGATCGCTGTAGACGGTATCTTGAGCATACGATTTGTATTCGTACTTGGTGCCAAGGCGCCATGAGCCAAAGATACACACCAAAAAGGGATTGCCGTACGAAGTAGTTCCCTCGAATGCTATGTAGTATTCATCCCGCTTTCCTCGTCGGGGCTCCGTCGAATACCGATGAATAAGCCCATCAGTAATAAGTGGTCCCTCCAGGGGTAAGCCGTTATTTGCCATAAAGTGGCGACATTCTTCTTTCACATTTCCTCCCATATCGTTTCGTCAAAGTACATTGGCTCAGTTGGTACCACTTCAATCGGTGGTCGGCTTACATGAACGGGAACTTTCTCTTGCAGCTTTTGTGCAATGTCCGGCATCAACAGTTCCGCAACGTCATTGGTGCGACACACGCAATCTTGCGTATGGGCATCGTTCCACACCGATTGTTGTTGTACGGCTGTCAATTTACACCAAATGGGATTCCGGTCAAATTTAACGCACCGCTTGGCAAGCTCGGGGTTCTCCAGTGTTCGTTGGTGTATCTGTCTCTCGTAGTTCAGTGCAAACTCCTCATCCGTCTCCACATGGAAGATGGATGTCTGGTAATTGGCATCGTTGTTAATGACTTTCGCTCCCGGCACCCACTTACTGCCCTCAACGTATTCCGTGAAGTTGGATGGCCGTGCCTTGGGCTTCGGGGTACTGGGTGTACGGGCGGTAGTTGTTTGTTGTTTTAAAAGAAACGAACGAACAATACCTTCGAAGTAGCCGAATGGGTTGGCCAACGTTTTGCCCATGTGTAGATCGCGAGTGATTACCTTGTTGGCATACTCGACGGCTTCGCGGGGATATTCCGTTAATTTCTGTAGCTGCTCATCGGTGAATGCCAACATTTCGATCTCCTTTTGTAAGTCGTTTGGCAAGGCAAGCTGATTGATCTCATTCTGTGAATCATTTGGCGATGCAGTCTGATTGAGGCCTTTTGGAAGCCTTTGCTACGGGGGGGGGCGCCCCCCTTCGCGGATAAAAAAAAGCTGATCCAAAAAAAGCTGAAACGGGAATGATGGGGCCCGTCCCCTTTAGTCATTCTGGGTAATAATGTCAAAGCCGAAGTCGTCCACTTCGATGATATCGATATTGTCATTCAAGCACCCGGTGGTCAATGAGAAATCGAGCGGCGTGTATTCCGGTTCCGGTGGGAAATCCGTGAATGTGTAAACCAATTCGCTATCCGGTACAGTTACTTCCTGCGGTACTTGGTCCGGTTGTTCGTTCAATCCAAGCAAGATAAAATCTGGCATGCCCGCCAAAAACTGGGCCTCGAACTCCAAGTAGGCCGGGTCCATCCAGTTTATGGACCATTCTGAAAGCGATCGACGGGGCGTTCCCCCGGAGTGAGCGGTTTCCTCGGGGGCCAGATGGCTCAGCCATTGTCGGTGACCCATGCCAGCACGCCTTTGTTCACCCTCTTTTTTTAAACAACCCAACCAGTTACCCACCAGCAGTGACAAGCCCCGGTTGATAATATCACTTTCTTGGATTGTATAATTCGAGTGCGCATTATCATTTAACCCGAATTGTGTCCCCTCTTGACTGGCAGCGCTTATTGACATCACTAAAGTTATGGAAAAATAAGAGAATTTCTTGAACAACCATCGTATAGTTACCTGTTGTTCTGGCTGAAGATAATAGGATGCCACTTCGTATTCACATGTCTTTGATTGGCGATAGTAAGAAGCGATTAACCCTTCTTTTTCCATCGCCTTAACTATTACATTGGTGCGATTTCTTGATAGCCCCAGTTTCTTACCCAATGTTGTTTGAGAGAACCACATCGTTTTACCTTGTTTGGCAAATCCAGACATATAACGCAACGCGCCTATTATATGTTTCGCTAGTCTATCAGAATATTTTTTTAGAACTTCTTCGATTTCTACGGAATTATTTTTATTTTGTTGTTGACTTTGTTTGAATGATGAGTTAGTATTCATTTCGACCTCCTTGGTTTTGAAAGAGCTTGAAATAAGAACAATATATTTAAACGTGTCGACCGCTTTAAGTTGTTGATTTGCATTGCTTGGTGTCCTTCTTCCCTTGGTTAGGTTGGTGATTTCTTGAAGATCCAGAGGGATGAATTCTAAATCTTAGAGAAAAGACGTAAATGAAAAAATCTTCTTAGCTCCCAATCGTCAAAGGTTGGGGGCTAATTTGATTTTAATCACTTGCTTTTCTTTAATTTTATATATACAACGCACCCCAGTATGATGATTTTCAACAATAAAAGCAATACCATAAATGCCATCTTTATAGCACCTACTATTTCATTCATAGTCTCATTAACATTATTCATAACAACGATTCCATGCGTGTTTTTATTGACTTTTTCGTTAATAAAAGTACACTAATAATACCTTGATAATAAGTTGATAATAAGTCCAATAAATTTTGTACCATTAATACATCTTCGAGCAGAAATCATGTCGAGAAAGTCACCAAGAAATACTACGTATAATGCGTTGGAAAGCACTGTCATGGATGAATATGTTGCACGTCTTGAAAAGATTCATGCGCGAATAAAAGCCGATCCATCAGAAAAATATCGTATGTGCGAAGAAGATAATCAACATCCGGACTGGGAACCAAAGATGTTTTCAGCTCGTCGTTGCCCAGAAAGGAATATTAGATGATTCAATTACAATCACCAGAAATAGATAAGCTCACTCAAGCGTGGATTAATGCCGTTAAAGATCTCCCAGCATTCGAAGCGGATACCGAATCCCGATTCAAGAAGCCACTCATATCCATTAATGAAATAAAAGCAACTGCGTATAAGAGTCTTTTTGCCAATGGCCTCAAAATTCGCCAAGGCCGCATGATTATTGAAGGCCAATGGGTAATGTTCACCAAGGTCAGTCATGTGAGCGGACAATGGGAAATGAGCTATGCTCCCCAAGTGTTGCCCGATGCAACTCCCAATGGCATAGACCAAGCGTGGGGTGCGGCATTAAGTTATCAACGTCGTTATGATCTGTATGCGTTGTTTGGGTTCTTGGGTGAAGATAATGACCCCGATTCAGCGGGAACCGTAAGTTCTCCAAGCCGTGACGAAACGTCACGAGTTGCTGTGTCATCTGAATATATATCTCCTAAGCAGCACGAGATGCTGAAGATCTTATTAAAGGGCAATAGCGAACAAGAAGCAAAGATATGTGCTTACTATAAGATACCATCGCTGGATAAGTTGTCATGGAGAAACATGCAAGAGGTAGTTAATAAACTTAAACCAAGGACAGAATAATGTATATGCACGATATGTATCTGGGATGCATCTTTAATATGGCATCAGTGATTGGTTTCATAATAAATATGTACTATATGCGCAAAGCATATAGAAGGTACGTAAATTGCCTAATATTTTATCAGGAATTAATTGGAGAGCGGACCAAGCCTAATCAACATCATCGATGATGTAATTCTTCATCCAGTATTCTAAGCTGGGATCCGAATGTGGATATAATATTGCCTCTTCCAGCACATCTCCCAATCGTTTCCATTTTGGGTTCATTTCATCTTGCGATGTTTGGACCCATATTTTTTTAGTGGTTCCAGTATCCGCATACCATTCACATAAGAATTTCTCTTTATCCAAGTGTGTGGGGTTTGTCATCATGTGTTTTTTATTGCACATTATCATTCCTTCAAGTTAGTCATTACCATTCCTGCTAGGGTCGGTACTTACCCATGATTCGATACAAAGTACACTGAAACAAGCTTTGTTATCAGCTATGAGCATACGCAAGATTGATTCTGGCACGTTCGATGAATCAACGATAAGACCTTTTTCTGATGCGTATTTGAGTACTGTTGAATCATCTATCATAGTGTGTTCTCTAATAAAACGTAATTCGTCAAGATACACATCAGAAATTCCCAATGTATATTTTTTTTTAACCCAATCGGCTTCTTCATTTTTAATTACGGTAATGAAGGGCACTTTTAAATAAATGCTTCCTCTGCCTTCCTGATCGTCAATATCAAAAACAGTGAACCACTTCTCACCGCGCACCAAGTATTCTTTTTTATTTCGCGGCAACATTCCATCTTTATTACAATACTTCCAATTCATACGTTTTACCATTCCTTTTGTGGTTTGTCTTTCAGGGCAATCTTTTGTTGGCGTATACGTGTCATCTCTTGATGGAACTT